GGCAATCGCTATAGTAAGAAGTTATTTACTAAGAAGATTTTTTAATACTTTTAAAAATACTTAATGAGGAATCAACACTAATGTATTCTAAAGAGATGCGAGGTAAAAGAGGGGTGTCAAAAACCTCGCAAAACCCTATAGGATTAGTAGAATTTTACAACAGTTTAAACCGCAATGAAAGAATTGTTTACCGAGATTACACCAATAATGATGCGTATCATTTAGATTACCGTGCTTTAGATGAAAGTTACTTTGCTGATTATGATACTACGGTAGCTTACATAGAACAATTACAAGCTGTAGGTCCAGCGATCACTGTTATTTATAATGAACAGATTGCAGCGTGCTGGGGATTTGCTCAAATATTACCTGGTGTGTATGAAGCGTGGTGCTTGGGTAGTCAGTTATTTAACAAATATCCAGTAGCTACAACCAAAACCGCTAAGTTTGTCATTGAATGGGGTGCAAAGTACCTAGCAGCACACCGAATACAAGTGACTGTTTTAGCTAGTAACAAAGTTGCAAACAACTGGGCATCTGTATTACAATTCAAGTACGAAGGTCTAATGAAACAGTTTGGACACGACAAACAAGATTATGTGATGTATGCTAAAACATACTAAAGGAGGAAGGATGGCTAAAAAAGGTTTATATGCAAATATTAATGCACGCAAAAAGAAAGGCATTAGCCGACCTAAATCTCAATCAACAATTTCTGCTGAAGCCTACGCAAGAATGAAAGAAGGTTTCAAAAAGAAAAGGAGTAAATAATGGGTGGTATATTATCTAAACCAAAGATTCCAGCACCAGAGCCAATTTCAGAAGAAACTAAAGCAGCTCAAAAAAGGCAGCAAGAAATATTAGAAGCTGATGAGAAAAGAACTGAATTAGAAAGAATGAAAGAATTAACTGCTTTACAAGAACGCAAAAGACGAGCCAGATATGGCGGTAGGCGTATGTTGTTAGCAGAAAGAGAAACACCTGAAATTGGATTAGGACAACAAAGCGATACGCTAGGATAAATTATGATATCAGGCAGCAGACCACCACCATCACCTTTTGAACAATTTTTTCAAATGGTTTCTCCGCCTGGTAGTAGAAATATAAGATATCAACCAAGACAGCGTGCGTTTGGCGGTGGACCAGCTCCTGTCAGTTATGCTGCGGCAAAAGAATACAAAGAAATTGTGGGTGAAGAATTTAAAGGTGAAACCTTAGCACCTACACAAGATGATTTAGCCAAAGAAAAGTTTGCGTTGGAGGAAAAAGAATCAAAAGAAAAATTAAGAGTGGCTAAAGAAAAACTAGCAGAAACAGAAAGAACAGTTGAAGAACGCAAGCGTATGCGAGCTAGACGAGCTGCGGCTCAAAGGCGAGCTACATTATTTCAAATGTCAGGTGCAAGATACAGAGTATAGGAGGACATATGCCTAAAGTAGTTGGTAAAGATGGTAAATCAAAACATTTTCCTTATACAGGAAAAGGTGTTGCTCAAGCCAAAGGTTACGCAAAAGCAACAGGCGGTAAGTTTGTAATGGGAAGTATGAAGGATAATTACAAAAAGAAAAAGTAATGAGGAAAATATAATGGCAAACATATCGGTCAATCAAATTATTAAGCGTTACAATGCAGCACAAGTACGCAAAGATCAATGGCAATCAGTGTATGAAGATTGTTATCGTTTTGCTTTGCCGAACCGTAACTTATATGAAGGTTACTTTGAAGGTAAGACGGTTGGTCAAAACAAAATGGCAGATGTATTTGATAGCACAGCGATTAGTTCAACCCAACGATTTGCTAATAGAATACAATCAGGTTTATTTCCACCACAAAATAATTGGTGTCGCTTAGAACCTGGTAATGATATTCCAGTAGATCAAAAAGTAGAAGTACAAAGAATTTTAGATGTTTATTTAGATAAAATGTTTAGTGTGATCCGTACTTCTAACTTTGACTTAGCAATGGGTGAATTTTTATTAGATCTTTGCGTAGGCACAGGTGTAATGTTAATTCAAGAAGGCGATGAGATGACACCAATTCGCTATACTTCTATTCCAATGTATTTGGTTTGTTTTGAAGAAGGTGCCAATGGTCAGGTAGAAAATGTCTATCGTAATTTAAGATTAAAAGCAGAACAAATTTTAGTACAATTTCCTGACGCAAAACTTAGTCAAAGTCTAAAACAAAAAATCAAAGATAATCCGATTGAAGAAATAGATTTTTTAGAAGCTACCATTAAAGACTTAGATACAGGTAAATATTCTTATACGATTGTTTACAAGCAAGAAAAACTAAAATTAGTTGATAGAGAACTAAAATATAGTCCTTGGGTAGTATCAAGGTATATGAAAGCCGCAGGCGAAGTCTATGGTCGTGGACCATTAACGGTAGCGATACCTGATATCAAAACTTTAAATAAAACCAAAGAATTATTATTGAAAAACGCATCATTATCTATTGCAGGTGTGTATACCGCAGCAGATGATGGGGTACTCAATCCAAATACCGTAGTATTGAAACCTGGTGCAATTATACCTGTAGCTAGAAATGGTGGACCACAAGGTGAAAGTCTAAGACCTTTATCTCGTAGTGGTGATCCACAATTATCACAAATCGTGATTGACCAATTACAAATGTCAATCAAGAAGATATTGTTAGATGAATCTATCCCAAGAGATGATATGTCAGCACGAAGTGCTACTGAAATACAACAGCGTATTCAAGAACTTGCACAAAACTTAGGTAGTGCATTTGGTCGTTTAATTGCTGAAGTAATGACACCAATTGTACAAAGAACTTTACAGATTATGGATGCTCAAAACTTAATTGAGCTACCTTTAAAGGTCAATGGTTTAGAAGTTAAGATCAAACCTGTTAGTCCAATTGCGATGTCGCAAAATCAAGATAAGGTTAATAACCTGTTACAATTTGCTCAAATCGTGCAACAACTTGGTCCAGAAGGACAAACATCTGTGAAGATTGGTGCAGCAGCAGATTTTATTGCTGATAGCCTTGGTATTCCAGCAGAAGTAAGAAATACAGCAGAGGAAAGAGCTGCTTTATTAGAACAAGCTGCACAAATGGCTCAACAAGTTGCACAAGAACAAGCACAATTACAACAATCACCACAACAAGCACCACAACAAGCACCAACTGAGGAGCAAATATGAGCTGGGATGAATTAAGTTTATTAGACGAACAAGGTATTGAACATAAAGAATTTATTAATGTAGTTGAATTGAATCGGCTATACGCAAGAGTTTTTAATACCGAAGATGGACAAAAAGTATTAAAACATTTAAGAGCTATCACTATTGAACAACCAGCTTTTATTCCTGGTGAAGTTGCCAGTTATGGATATTGTAGAGAGGGACAAAATTCTTTGGTGAGAGAAATTGAAAAACGCATAGAGAGGGCAAGAGGATGAGTGAAGAAAACCAAGCAGTAGCAAATGAAGGTTTATTAGATGAAGGTATTGAAGAAGTAAGAGAAGAAGAACAAGCACAACAGGATGCAAATCCTGAAGTGATTGAAGATGTCTTACGCAAAGAGCCAGAAGAAGTAGATACAGCGATTGCTGCTGAAGGCGAAGAAGTTGACTACGAAAGACCAGAGTATTTTCCTGAAAAGTTTTGGAATCAAGAAGAAGGTCCAGACATTGAAGGGTTAGTCAAGTCTTATCGTGAAATGGAGAAAAACTTTTCTCAAGGCAAACACAAAGCACCAGAAGCATATGATGTATCGTTTGCTGAACAATCTGGTATTCCTCAAGATGATCCATTATTAGAGAGATTTCAAGGTTGGGCTAAAGATCACGGAGTAAGTCAAGCAGCATTTGAAGCATTGGCTAAAGATTATATTGATATGGAGATGTCGTCTTTAGAACAATATAAAGTGGATGTGCAAGCTGAAAAACAAAAACTAGGACCTGATGCAGATCAAATTATTAAATCAACTGCACAATGGGCTAATGGTTTATTTAATAAAGGTGTCTTTAACGAAGAAGAACTAGAAGCATTTAAAGGTGCTGCTGGTACTGCGGCAGGTGTTAGAGCCATACAAAAACTTAGAAGGTTTTATGGTGAAGGTAATATACCAACTGCACAACCAAGTGATGAAGGCGTACCAACATTAGATGAATTGTATGCAATGGTTGGAACTAAAGAGTACAAAGAAGATATTAATTATCGTAACAAAGTACAAAAATGGTTTAAACAGCGTGAGCCTGACGATCCTAACAAAGATTATATTTTATAAAAAGTTGCAATCTTCTTAGTTTTAATTACACTATACCGTAAGGATAACAGTTTTCTGCCCTTGACTGCTTAGTAGCACGGAGGTAGGCGAACCTACAAGTAAGAAGCCCAAATGGACAACTTCAAGCGATAAAATATTAACTTATTGTAATATGGAGTAACAATATGAGTACATCAATCAGTACAAGTTTTGTCACTATATTTGATGCTGAAGTCAAGCAAGCGTACCAAGAAGATCGTAAACTTGCTGGGACAACTCGTGAGAGAGCAGGAGTACAGGGCAATACTTACAAATTTAATAAATTGGGATCAGGTGTTGCGAATTTACATATCGCACAATCTGATGTCACACCATTGAATTTAACACACACACAAGCTACAGCTACAATGTCAGACTACAATGCTGCTGAATATTCAGATATATTCACAAGTGGTAAAGTATTATTTGACGAAAGAGCTGAACTTGTTAAAGCACTTTCAATGGCTATCGGTCGTAGAATGGATCAATTAGTAATTGATGCGTTAGACGGTGCTGGTACATCTTTAACAGTAGCTAATTCTGTTGGCGGTTCTGCTTCCAACTTAAATGTTGATAAAGTATTATCTGCTAAGAAACTTATGGATGCACAAGGCGTACCTGCTGAAGATAGATATTTCTTATGTCACGCAAACAATATGGCGGCTTTTCTAGATGAAACAGATGTTAAGTCTTTTGACTTCAACACATCAAAGGCTCTTGCTGTAGGCACTGTAAATGACTTTCTTGGCTTTAAGTTCATTATGATGGGCGATAGAGATGAGGGTGGTTTAGCAGTTGATGGTTCAAGTGACAGAACTTGTTTAGCTTGGCACAGAAATGCTTGTGGTTTAGCTTTAAATATGGACAGAAAAACAGAAATTAACTATGTTGCTGAAAAAGCATCGTTCTTAGTGAACTCTATGTTTTCTGCTGGAGCTGTTGGTATTGATACTAATGGTATTGTTGAAATAACTTGTCGTGAATCATAGGAGGTAATCAATGGCTTATTCAACTGATGGATTCGGTGCGTTAGCTGGACAAGGTAGATCTGGTGATTTACCAGCTTTATATGTCTACACAACTACCGATGCACACACTGCTGTTGATGCTAGTGGATACTTCAACACTCTTTCAGATACTTTGAAAGTAGGTGATATGATAATGGTCCACGGCTCAACAGGCGGAACAAGAACAGTAACAATGCACATTGTTGTATCTAACGCATCTGGAGTAGTAGATGTGTCTGATGGTACAGTAATCGGTGTAGTAACTGATTCTGACTAAGTAATACAAAGTTGCCCTGTTTCGGCAGGGCATACTTTTTTAAGGAGATTGTATGGCAGCAGGAGATACTAAACTTACCATTTGTAATGATGCACTCTTGATGCTAGGTGCAGCAGAAATGACCTCATTTACTGAAGGTACGGATTCTGCAAAAATATGTGACCGCTTATACGATGACTTAAAAAAGTATATATTATCTATTTATCCTTGGTCGTTTGCTAAAAAGAAAGTACAACTAGCAAGAACCAGTGATACACCAAACACAGAATGGTCTTATGCGTATGCGTTACCTGCGGATATTATTGGAACACCTAAAGCGTTATTCCAAACATCAACAGCAGGTGCATTGCCACAAACTGAATTTGAATTATATTATATTGACCAACAAAGATTATTGACAGATTACGAAACAGTTTACATTGACTATGTAGCAGATGTTGACGAATCAAGATTTCCAGAGTTTTTTGTTTATATGTTACGCCACGCATTAGCAGCAGACTTTGCAGAACCATTAACAGACCAAATTACTAAAGCAGATTATTTTAGAGCTTTAGCATTTGGCAGTCCTGCTGAAAATGGTAGAGGTGGCTTATTTAGACAATGCACACAAGCTGATGCACAAGGACAAAGATCACAACAATTAGGCAATAATAGTTTTGATTTAATTGAGGTACGCTAATGTCTAGGGTGATTGCGATTCAAAATAGTTTTACTTCAGGTGAACTAGATCCAAAACTTATAGCTAGAGATGATGTTAAGGCTTATGATGCAGGATTAACCACTGCTCTTAATGTTGTGGTTTTACCTCAAGGTGGTGTCAAACGCAGACCTGGATTAGAATATATTACTGAACTCGGTGGTAGTCCTGAAAATGGTATACGCTTAGTATCATTTGAGTTCTCAACTGCTGATGCTTACTTATTAGCATTTACTAATAATCGTATGTATGTCATTAAAAATGGCGTGTTGCAAACCAATATCGCAGGTAGTGGCAATGATTATTTAACCACCACGATTACTTCAGCAATGCTATCTGAAATGTGTTGGGTACAAAGTGCAGATACATTGATTGTGACACAAGAAGATATGATTCCTAAAAAGATTACTCGTACTTCTGATACTGCGTGGACTATTGTTGATGTAACTTTTACCTTTAATCCACAACACGCATTTACTTTAACTGTAGAAAATACATCAGCAGCAGGCACACTAACACCTAGTGGCACAGAGGGTAAAATTACCTTAACAACACAGCATAGCTATTGGAACGCATCAGATGATGTAGGCAGTTATGTGAATGTTATTGGCTCAAATCAATTTGGTAGAGCAAAAATTGTTGCGGTAGATTCTGCGACAGTTGCACAAGCATTGGTTGAGATACCATTTTTTAATACAGATGCACTAGCTAATGCAGATTGGGAACACGAAACAGGCTATGAAGATACTTTTAGTGTATCAAGAGGATATCCAAGGACAGCTACTTTTCACCAAGGAAGGTTATTTTTTGGCGGTAGTAAATCAAGACCATCCACTATCTTTGCATCTAGGATTAATGCTTTCTTTGATTTTAATCCTGGCGAAGGATTAGATGATGATGCGTTTGTAGCAACCTTAGATACCAATCAATTAAATACAATTACTGATGTACTAAGTGCTAACTATTTACAAATCTTTACTACAGGTGGTGAATTTTTTGCACCACAAGATTTTAGTGATCCACTAACACCAAGTAACTTTATTGCTAAATTACAATCAAGTCACGGTAGCAAAGAGAATATACGAGTACAAAACATATCAGGTAGTACCATATACATTCAGCGTCAAGGTAAAGCATTGAATGAATATATTTATGATCGTGGCGGTGATGGTTACTTAACATCACAAATATCATTGTTATCTAGTCATTTGTTAAGCACACCGATTGATATGTCTATCCGTAAAGCTACTTCTACTGATGAAGGCGATAGATTATTAGTCGTTAATAACGATGGTACTTGTGCGGTTTATACATTACTTAGGGATCAAAACATTGTTGCAGGAACGCAGTTTACCACGGATGGTTTATTCTTGAATGTAGGTACGGTAGTAGATGACCAATATGTAGCAGTAAAGCGTACCATCAATAGTGTTGATAAATATTATATAGAACTTTTTAACGAAGCATTTACAGTAGATAGTGGATTAGCAGGAGGTGCAGCATCAAGTGTTGCATCAGGACATTTAAACCAAAAAACTATCAAAGTCATTGGTGATGGCGTAATGCAAGCTGATGTAACAGGTGGAGCTAGTAGTATTACTTTTGCTAGTGCGACATCCACATCTTACCAAGTAGGATTAGATTACACAGTAACAATTAAAACATTACCGATTGAACCTAGTATACAAGGATATGCTTCTTTAAGAGGTTTTAAAAAGCGTGTGTTAGAAGTCAACGCATTTTTAAATGAAACACAAAACTTAACAATTAATGGAAACACCATACCGATTAGAACTTTTGGTACTAATAATTTAGATGTTGGTATACCAGAGTTTACAGGTACTAAAACATTACACGGTATATTAGGGTTTAGTTTGACAGGACAGATAACTATTGGACAATCTGCACCACTCAAATTACACTTACTAGGTATGGATTATAAGGTTAGCACAGGAGGATAGATGTCAAAAGCAGCGATTGCATTAGCAGCAAGTTCAGGATTTCAAGCGTTTACAGCAATACGACAAGGGCAAGCACAAGCTGCTCAATATCGTGCTGAAGCACAAGCTGCTGAAATAAAACGCCAATTTGACCAAAAACAACAAGAAATACAAAGACAAAAAGATATCATTGATATTAAAGAGGAACAAAATCAAATACTTAAAGATACCTCTAAATCTTTAGCATTTAATATTGCTGTTGGTGCTGCTAGTGGACTGATGAAAGATAATGTTTTAAATACAGTTGTTTTACAACAAGGTTTAGACGAATATTTAGCAGGTAATAGAAACCTTAATTTATTACAAGAAAATTATAAAATTGTTGGTAATATGATAGACCGTGAAGCACAAAATGAAATAGCTAGTAAAGAACAAGCTGCTGTAAATGTTAAAAATTTATCAGCACTAC